CTGGTTGTTAGGTTCATTGCGGCAAAGCGTTTCCGGTCAGCCTAGCCTGCCGGCGCCAGGATGCACGGGTTACAGTCGGTGGATAAGATCGAGTCTCCATGGCGACAGCTACTGCCCCCACGGGACTTCGCCCAAGTGGCGACATTGTAGTAGGTAAAAACCGGCTTTCTCTGCGGCCAATGCAGGGGATGATTTTTAATGATCGACGCCGTTTTCGTGTTGTCTTGGCTGGCCGGCGTGGTGGAAAGACGGTGCTAGGGGCAATCGAAATGCTGCGCGGCGCTAGTGAGCGCAAGGGCAATTACTATTATGTTGCGCCAACGTATCGGATGGCAAAAGAGATCGCTTGGGATACTTACAAGAATATTATTCCAGAACGCTGGATAAGAAAGAAAAACGAATCAAACCTTAGAATAGACTTGATTAACGGATCTTGCATCTACCTTAAGGGTTCTGAAGATCCAGACGCTTTGCGCGGTCCTGCACTAAGCGGAGTAAATTTAGACGAATGCGCTTTTCAGACGGAATATACATGGAGATCAGTTGTCCGTCCTGCACTTTCTGACCGCAACGGCTGGGCGCTCTTTACTACCACTCCCTCGCCTGAGGGCACCGCAGGTTGGTTCTACGAAACAATCTTGCTTTTGAAAAATGCTGATATGGCCGATCCTGGCCTAGAAAGGCTTGACCCTAAGCAATGGTCATTATATGAGTACACATCCTTGCAAGGCGGCAACATTCCAGCAGCCGAAATTGCGGAAGCCAGAAAAACGCTAGCGCCTGAAGTGTTCGAGCGCGAGTACGAAGCAAGGATACTATCAAATACGGGTCTTGTGGTGTCGTGTTTTTCGATGGATAATATCGACTCAACGATTGAGGACGATCCAAGGTTGCCGCTATATGTTGGAATGGACTTTAACAACGATCCGCTTACTGCTATTTGCGCAAACATTATTAAGGTAAACGGCAGAGCTGTAGAATTGCGAATTTTTAATGAACTGAACCTAAAGGGCGCCAATACATGGGACATGGCAGACGTGCTAATTGATCTATATGGTGGCGAATGCTGGGCAAGCGAAGACGCGGATACTCGCCGCCGCATTATTGCTTGTCCTGATCCAACCGGCAAAAGAAAGCAAACGTCTGGCGTTGGCGTTAGCGATCACCAGATTCTTAGGAAGGCCGGAATTACCGTTTTTGCCCCTGAAGCGCCCTATAACACCGCTGACAAGATTCGATCTGTGAACGCAGCATTGCGTACCGCAGACGGGGAAGTGCATACCAAGATCCATCCACGTTGCCGGGAGCTGACAAAGTCATTCCGCACACTTGGTTACGCCGAAGGCACAAGAATGCCAAACAAGAAACTTGGCGTCGATCATGCTTTCGACGCCTTCGGCTATTTATGTCTGGGCAAATTTAACCTTGCAAAAGGCGAATCGGGTACTGTTACTACCCACAGAGTCTACTAATTCTCTATATTTTGCCTTTTTCTGGCGATTCTGGCGGTGGTAGTCGAGCAACTGGCCCCCGCCTCGGCCAAGAAAACCGCTAGCCAGCGTAGTAGCCTTTGGAGGAAAAAAGATTTTGAAGTTTGCCTACAAACGAGTCCAAGTTTTTTTCAGGTCCATGGTTATCGCAATAAAGTTCAGCGTCGTAGATGGTCAGCTCCATCGAATCCTCGCTTTCCAGGGGCTTGCGCTGCCGTGCGTCAACCCAAATAACGCAATCAAATAATCTAGCTTTGCGGCAAGCGTTAAATTCGTCTCGCCTTCGCATCCCAACGTACATATCGTAACCACGCTCAAGCATGGTTCGAGCCGTTCGTGTTTTGTCAGGGGTATTGTAAGCGGAGATTAAATCTGCCCATGTTTTTCGATGATTAACTCTATCCGCAAACATTTCCTCAAAAGTGTGGTAGCGGTCACGGCCCCACGTTGGCCAAATACATTCTTGCCCGACAAAAACTGAAGAAGAGGTAAACGCCAGGTCCATTCTGTCGCGGATTTTTTCAGCAAGGGTATCCTTGCCGTGACGCGCATGGCCGATAATAAGCAATTTAGGCTTGCGGCGTGAAGGATTCATAACTTTAACCCTTTGATGGGGTAACGATTGCATTGTTATTGTACCTGCCGGTGACGGCGTAAGAGAGCCTAGGTTCGGAATCCATCGTAGAAAACTTCATCTGCCCGATTTTGAGCCCTGGATAAATGCCTATCGGCCAAAGCTGGCGAACGTTTAGAAGCTCAAGCGTTAAGCGCGAGCCGTGCCAGCCGGGATCGCAAAAACCAGCCATCAAATGCTGTAATCCACTCCTTGCGCGAGAGGATTTAAGGATAAATTGGCCTTCTAAGTCGTTGGGAATGTTGAAAAACTCTTCAGTTTCAGCCAGAAAAAATTGTCCTGGCACTATGAGATAAGGATTTTTCTTTGTGTATTTAGCGATTGAAACTAGCACCATCTCTGGGCTTTCCGCTGATTCGATCATAATGTTGCTGCCCAAGCGCAAATCAAGCGATGCCGGGTTGACCAGCGCAGGATCATACGGAGTGACCATGCCAGCCATGCACCGTTCGTGGATCCGCCAGTCAGCGAGAGTGCCCATGATGCGTTGATTGTTGCAGCGTCATTCTATCACGTTGCTTGCCGGCAAGGGATGAGCTATGATTGAGCCATGGAACGCCCCCGCGAGTTCACGATGGTCCGGCACAACGGCGAGATTGGCTGGAAACTGCCATATTCCTACAAACTGTTACCATCTTCTGCAACGGCTGGCGTTGTTGTCGTGGACCCCAAGGGGATTACGCGACTTGTTGCTCGCAAAACGCTGACGCTGCGATGATTGTGCTATGATTGATGGGTAATCAGCAGGAAACGACCTTGGAACTCACGCCAGATGCAGTGCGCGCTTTTAATGAGATAATAAAGGCGCTGCACAGCTTTGCGCAAAACCCTGACATAAACTGTCGAAAGCCTTCAGTTGATCTTGAACCTCGGCGCGAAGTTGATAGGCTGCGCACTGCTGACATTCTTCAGGCAATGACCATGCGCAATGCTACTGATCAAGCTATTCCCGAAGAGTGGATGGACGAATTAGACGATCTTGTTTGGCGTGAGCGTGATAGACTGGCCGCTGACGCTGGAAGCTGACCATGACCGCAACTTCGCCCAGGTTCCCCAATCCTCTTGATGTCAAGTGGCAGTCTCAAAACGATAACGCCAGTGGCCGTGGCTACCGGGAGTGCTTCAGCTCTAGCTGCGCCATGCTGGCCATGTTTCATGGCAAGATTGCCAACGACGACGCCTACAACCGGATTCGTCGGCAATTTGGTGACACAACGGACGTAACGGCACAGCTCAGGGCATTGCAGTCACTAGGTTTACGCCCTTATTTTACGAAAAATGGCAAGCTGGCAGACATTGAAGCCGAGATTGACGCCGGCAATCCAGCCGCTGTGGCATGGCTGCACGAAGGGCCAGTGTCGGCTCCGATTGGTGGTGGTCACTGGTCGGTAATTGTGGGTTACACAGCCACCCACTGGATTCACAATGATCCGAACGGTGAAGCGCTGTTAGTCAGTGGTGGTTACACAGGTAATCGAAACGGATACAGGCTTGCGTACAGCCGGAAAAACTGGAATCCTCGGTGGCAGGAAGGCGGGGAAGCCTGGATGCTTACTTGTAAGCCTTGATTTATGTGCTAGAATCAAACTGTCCCAACTCAACGGACCACCATGGCAAAGCCTTACAGCTACAACCAAATCAACCCTGTGGCGATGTTCCGCGCCTTGGGCGACGTAGCTGAGCGTTTCCCGTGCGTCGCGTTTAACCTTCAAAGTACAACTGATTTTGATTTTCTACATTCGTTTGGTGTACCCGATCAACTGGTGAATTCTGGTATTGACTGCACCGCTACTTTCCGTTTCCTTTTGGATCAACCGGCCATGCGGTTGGCATTAGGTGCTGCCTACAAGCAACACAGCGGGAATGATGCTCCATTCCTTTCAAATCCAGAGCGTGAGGCCGTTGATTCGGGTCGCTGCCCATGATTGACGCCACCCGGCTTCCGATGACCACCCAACCCAACAGACCACCATGGATGAAGTTCTAACGCCAAAGCCTCAGCAGGATGTTCACCCGGACCCCGAAGAGGATCTAATGCAAAGGATTCTTGCTGAGTGCATGAAGACTGATCTTTCTGCTGTACATGCTGCTGGTACGTGCCACGCTGTTGGCGTGCTACTTTTGGCGCAGGCTTACAATTTGACACAGAGAGAAGAAGTGCAGCCCCTGCCGCTTGGGGATGACATTGAGTTTATTGAGCCATAAACGCAACCCCTGCCCCGGTTGCATGTACGCCAACTTATACGCTAGCTTGTACGCTGGCGTATTTTTGTATGTGGGCATATTGTTTGGGAGAATGTTGGGGCGGGATATTATATTGGGAGAATACTGGTGCGAGATGGGAGAGGTATGGGCACCCCCTCCCCGCTACACGAAAACCGCAACCCTGCCCCCGGTAAGCATAACAAACCGGGGGAGGATTGGAGAGTGGTAGCGATAGCCAATTGCTCAATATTGCGGCATGGCAAAGGTGAGGATAGCAGCGTTAGGATGCTTCCAAGTATAACCATCTAAGTAAGATTCAGTCTTAGCATTGCTACCGTTCAAGCCTGCTACCTTGCGTAGCGCGGTAATAACTTGCCTGTCTGTTAAGTTGTCGGCTAAAGTTATCTCTTCCCTGTGACACCAACAACCATTGACTGACCATCCGTTGCCATCATTGATGGCATCTGACGTTTCGACAATCCAAGTAGTTTGTGACATTGTGGTAGTAGCGATGGGATGATGGGATGATGGGATAATTAACGTTTGGAGATTATACCTAAAGGGTATATATCACGCGCCTTGTCTAATGCCTCATTGCGGCAAGATGCCCTAACATGATCAGAATGCAGCCCGTCATAATCACTGATACAATATAACCTTTCACCGGTTCCCCAGTATTCGGGATACTTACCGTAGGTGTAACCTTGTGGATTTAGCCTTACATGCTGGCAATATACCCTGCCAGTGTAGGTTTTAGCGGCTAATCTTTCATCGTAAATTGACATTGCGTTAGGGCGATGGAATGATGGAAATTAAGATCAATCACCATAGGCACACTCTATGGGTTGGCTACAATGATCGACGCTAACAGCGGACTCGGCTAATGGTAGAAAGTGTGATTTGTCCTCATTTTCGCAGTCACTACTGATAAAGTAACGAATTGACGTAGCTTGCCCCTTGCTATCGACAATCGCCCAAAAATGGCCAGAGGGTAAGGTCTTAAGTGAATTGTCGTTATGTATGTATTTTTCTGGCAAGTCGCACCAGTTAGCGTAGAACTTACCATTACACCAACGACCGTGTACTTGATTCTTGGCTAGGGTAACGGTCCTAACGTGATGCCAAAGGAAGAGAACAGTCTCTTTGCGCTTATCAGCCAAGCATTGATAATTAGCGGATTCCAGGATACCTTGCCAAACGTCTTGCATCTGCTGCATAGTCTTGTAGTCGTTCTTAGCGCAGTCCCATTCATAGGTGATCCGCCATGCTAGAGAATGCATGGCGGAGCTTTGCTTGGCAAGTGACGCGGGCATGACCTTGTTTGCTTTGGTACTTGCATATCCTACCATGCCTTAGCACGGTAGGACGGTGGACGCTTAACAGTTTGCAAGGTTGGCACGGTGGCCAGAGGTTAAATATAGTTTCCCTTTTCTACTATGTCACCATAGCAAGCGACAACGTAGCGCCCAGTTTCGCAGAATCGTATAATTGTAGGAATGTAAGGATCACCTACGTTCAGATAGTCAAAACCTTTGTTTTTAAAAATAGTATCATCTTTATGCGCAACGTATTCTACGCCACAAGTCTCAGCGATTGCATCCAAAACCGTTAGTCTGATTTGAGACGTTTTTGCCGGGTGAAATAACGCAGACAAGTGTTTAGCCCCTGGATGCTGTTTTAATTCTTTTCTACTCAATTCTAGGACGCGCCTAAGGTCCTTCCCTAGGCCGGGGAAAGCAGAATTTAACGTTTTGATGCTTGGGAGGTTCATTGTTCTAATGAATGAATGAGTGAGTGAATGCTAGGCAGACTGACAGAGAAAATAATAATTACTAGCATCATGGCCCCTGCCAACTATCTTGAGGTTGTTCTCGTATGGCCAGGATGCTAGTAATTTTTCGGCAGCTTTTAAGTGGTTTTCTTCATCGCTTAAGGCATTGTCAACATTAAGATAACAGCGCCAAGTTGTACCATTATCTCTCTTGTGTGTTGCCAAAACACGGGACTCCCTATTGTTGGTAGCACAACAGTATTTTGTGATAATTACTGGGCCGAGAATTAGGTCAGACATTAGCCGAACCCTCCCTAATTTGTTGGGCAGCTTCCTTTAAGATGCAAACAGCGCCGGCAAGCGTAAGAAAGTCGCCACACCTGCGCAACAGTGTATCTGACTCCATGGGAATAGGCAATGATAGCCGATCCCAAGCGCTTAAAGGTATGTCGTTAAAGTATGGATCTTTGCTGCCTTTAATGTCGAAAGGCAGGTTTTTGAGCCTAATAAAATGGGCGGGAGTCACGAACTGAGCATAGTAGGCGCGATGAGCCGCCTGCCGCCAGGCGCGGTCTGCATGGCGAGGATCGGCCATGTATTCAGCTCTTGAGATCAATTCGGCCATGGTGGGGCGGTGCGTGTTTGCTTAATAGTAGCATGGTTGTTAAGCGTGTGTGCTGGACGCTTAACAATTGGTAACAGTGGCAGTATTGTCAAGGCTTAGTAATTTTTCGCTTATCTCTCCTAAGGTTCTTGCGTAGAAACAATCTTTATTGTCTCTTCTTTGCGCAAGCCATCTATACCTTGAGCCTATAGGGTTAGCTCTTTTAATAAACCATATTCCATCGTTGCCGGCTGAATACCCTATGTATTCGCCTGTCCGACAACTTATGTCAATGTTAGGAAAGGATGCGCCCATGAATGCCTCTTTGTGAATGGCTCCCATACGATAGCACCCTAACAGGGCCAGCGCCTATGAATGCTTAACATTTAGTTGCATGAATGGCCGTCTCAGATGAGACTCATTGCGCCGCAAGGGTTCTCAACAAGTCTCAGTCTCAATCTCAACCGTCTCATCGTTGAGACTGGGCGCTGTCTCATCTGAGACCGGCTGAGACTCACCGGCAGCAATCGCAGGGGCTTCGACTGAGACGGTCAACACAAGGTCCTCCTCGCTCAAGCCAGCACTCTCACGCATCTCCCCAGCGATCTCCCCGGCACGCTCTAGCCCCTTGAGCGCTGGCCCCCAATCACGGGTCGCCAAGGCCCCCTGAATGGCCGTCTGGCGGGCTGCGGCCACCATGGCGCGGCGCAACTCTGGCGGAGCGCTCTCAGCGGCTAGCAGAGCACGCTCAGCCTTGCGCTGAATGCGAGTCAGGGTGGCGTTGGTCAGGCACGGATGCGCCTTTGCCAGCTTCCACCTAACCTGAACCGGCAACAATCCAGCGGCGTAATAACTGAATGCCTCTTGTGTTAAGGCTTCTAAATCTGGCGCTTCTTCTTTCTCGCTACTTTGGTCCCAAGAT